CGCTTCTCTCCGGTCGGGTTGCCGCGCCAGTCGCCACCGCGGGCGATGTAGATGCCTTCGCGTTCGAGCGGCGCGCGGTGTCCGTCCGCGGCGAAGCAGGCTTGGCCGGCACCAAACGTGAATGCGGTTCGTCCGTCCGTAGCTGCTTCCTCGGTGAACGAACGACCGCTGTGCCGACGGATGTAGTCCGCCTGTTCTTTGCCGAGATCGGTCGTCACATCGATGTACGTGCGCCATCCGTTGAGGAAGTTCGAGCACTGCACTTCTTCGCAGGTAGCGCGACGCCAGTGCGAAGAGAGCGGCCGGGAGACCTGAAACGTGCGGTAGGCGGTGACGGGACCGATCGGCTGGATGCGCATCAGAAGTTCACCGCCACGCGGTTCTTCACGACGTTGACGTGGAACGTCGCGGAGGTGAACGTGCCGGTGGTGACGACGCGGACGTAGCGTCGCAGTGTCGCGGTCGCGCCGAGCTGCAGGCGTTGCGATGCTGGCGCGGAGCTCACTGCGGTGAACGCGAACCCGGACACTGCGGAAAAGGATGAGTTGTCCGCACTGTCCTGAATTGCGACGACGACTGAAGTTCCGCTGAAGTTTGTCACCTGCAAGTACGCCTGCGCACCGAGCGACGTCGAGGCGAGCATGTCGAGACCGGTCGCGGGCGAAGTCGCGGTCGTGTCGGTGCGCAGGCCGGCTGTCAGGCTGCGTCCCCATTCACCGCCGTAGCCGTTGGATTGGCCCACCACATCGATGGTGAGCGACCCGTCGTTCGCGCGGGTGGGCGCGTAGTCGATCGTCTTGGACACCTGCGAGTACGCGGGGTCGCCGATCGTAGTGCCGGTCAGCCACGACAGATGCACGTCGGTGTACGGCAGCGTGGAGAGGACCGGGTGCGCACCGGTCGGGTTGAACCAGGACGACCACTCGATCGAGCCGCTGCGTAGGAGACCGATGCGCTCGTACGCCGACTTGTCGAGGCCGGTGATCTCGCTCGGAGCCGGCCCGCCACCGATGCGTGACGCGCTGCCGGTGTCTCCGGAGAGGTCGTAGCCACCGACGAAGAACCGCTGGCCGAGCCCGCTCTGCTTAGCCATTCTGACTCCAGACGTCCGAAATGATGACCGGGATGAACACGTCCATCACGCGGTAGATCGTGCCGTCGATGTTCAGGAAGCCCGCCTGCGCACTCAGCGGCGTACCGGCCTCGCCGAGCAGATCGATGTTGCGGGCCGCGCCATCGAGCTCGAATTCGCTGTGGTACGAGGCGAACAACACGTCGACGGCATCGATCATCCGCGGATCGATCATGTCCTGTGGCTCGGCGAACGCTGAGTGCATGATGCGCAGCATGAAGATCGAGACGACCGACGTCGACGCGAGGCCGGAGTCGCCGAGGTGTGGCTGCAGCCGGTCAAACCAGACGGCCGCGGTAAGTCCGGCCGGCGGCCGAGATTTCGGCTCGTGCAGGTTCACCTTGTCGAACACGCCGAGCCGGGCAGCGTGCGAGACGAGCTGATCGACGATCGCGTTCGTGTTGAGGCCGGTCATCAGTTCAGCACCCCAATCTTGCGTCGCGTGGCGCGGTCACCGATCGCGCCGGCCGTGCGCTCGAGCGCCTGCGCTGCGAGACGGAACGACGAGTAGCCCTTGAACCGTGTCTTTGGGAAGTTGCGGGAGCCGACACCTTCGAGCCATGGACCGTAGATGATGTAGTTGTCCCAGATCGAGAGGCCCGGGCCGCTGGGGTTGCCGCGCACTTCGGTGCGAGTCCAGTAGTACGGCGTCGGGTAGCGGATGAACGTGACGAGATTCGTCTTCACGTACGCGTGACCAACCTGTGCGACGTCGTGCTCGATCTCGTTGACGATCTCCGCCATGCCGCGCTCGCGACGTTCGAAGAACGGACCGCTCAGGATCACCGGCATCTCACACCGCCCGCGCTCGCTGCTTGCGGCCGGCCACCCGCTGCGCGTTCTTCCTGAGGTCTTGGATGACCTCGAGCGCGGCGAGCTGCGTCGTCGCACGGTTCGTCGTGCCGGGCGCGACCTGCCAGCCGGCGGCGTGGCCAGCGTAGATCCACGCCGCTTCGGCCAGAGAGAGCGCCTGCACCGCGGGCGGGATCAGCCACAGTGAGACGTCGTCTCCGTTGCTGTGGCTGGCTGCGGTGCTGCCGCACGCGCCGCGGGTGACGGTCAACGACCGCTGAGCGTAGATCGTCGAGCCGGTGTGCGTGGCGAGCACAGTGCCGTTCCACGCGCGCTTGACGACGAGCGTGTTGCCGGTGACGTCGACGACGAGCATCTGTTCTGCGTCGAGCGTGATCACCTCGCCCGTGCGGAACGCTGAGCCGGTCGTCACCGCCACCGACGTACCGGACGCCAGTGCTCCAAGCGGGGTCTGGAGTGTCTGGCCGGTCGTCGCGGAGGTGAGACCGGTGACGACGACGTACTCGGTGCCGAGCCTGAGGACGTTGCCGACACCGGCACGGCTGCCGTCGATAAGCGTTAGCGTGGTGGCGGACGCGTTGACGCTCGCGGCCAGCGTGGTGAGCGAGCTCGTCGAGCCGTCGCTGCCCGACCACAGACCGGTGAGCGCGATCGCGTCTTGCCAGGTGTCGCCGCTCTGAAAGACGGTGTTCGTGCTGAACGACGTCTCGATGCAGTTGTACGGCGGGCCGCTGCGCGGGTAGAACACGAGATTGTTCAGCGCGAGCGTCGAGCCGCCACTGGTGGCGGCGCTCAGCGAGATGAATTCGTCGCCATCGAGTCGCAGGCGGTAGGACGTGGGGTTGTTGCGGTCGGGCCAGTCGCGGTAGCGGGTACCGAGCCAAGGGAAGAACCCGCGGTGCAGGTAGCCCTCGGTGTTGGCGGTGGCTTGACGGAGCGCGTCATCAATCTGCACGTCGTTGCGCGCGACCTCTTGGAAGTCGAGCATGCGTGCGAGTGTTTGCCGGGACGCGTGAAACGCGCCCACGGGGATGGGGCTGACCATGCGCGCTCCGCTTCGCCTTGCTTTCTGGCCTAGGGGCCGCTCTGTCGAGGTTCCCCAGCGTCGTGCAGTTGTTGCAGGATATGCAGTTTGTTTTGCCTGCGTAGACGGTACTACACAGAAGCGCCCCGGACGCGTCGCGCGTCCGGGGCGTCCATCACGTGACTACTTCCGACCCCGTGAAGTCATAGATTTCACCGCAGAATCGGCAGTGGAGTGTTCCGGCTTCACGTCCGGATTCGAGGGGTTCCCCGTCGTGCTCGCAGGCTTCGGGGCGGCGTCGTTCTTCCTCGCGTCGAAGTTGTCGTGCTTCTCTTCCGATTGCGACGAGCTGTTCCCACGAGATACGTCATCACCGTCCTCGTCGTCGTCGTTCTTCTCGACGCGCTCGCCCTGCTTGCCGCGCAGAGGCTCACCGTCGTCGTTACGGGCAACACCGTCAGCCGCGTCGTCGTCACGCTTGATCCACGCGTTATCGTCGCCCTCACCGTGAAGCGGGAGCGCCTCCTGCTCTTCCGGGTGCAGTGCCGACAGCCGGCCGAGACCGTCCTCGATCACGTCGCCGGGAGCAGCGTTCGCGTCGGTCGGACCGCCGTACCGGGAAATCTTCGCCATCGTCTTGTCCTAACCTATGAGGCCGAGCGCGCGAAGATCATCGATCAGCGCGTTCAGTTGCTTCCGTGTCGCTTCTGCGAATACCCGGTTGTTCTCGGTGGCAAGCCGCACGGCGTTCAGGTCGGCCAGTCGTGCCGCCTGCAGAAGATCGAGCAAGCCACCCGTGAACGGCGTGCTAAGTGGCTGGGCGGTGTACGACGGCGCGGCGCGGTCGGCGCTGTTCCAGCCGGCCGAGTACGTGCCGGGCTGGTTAATCGGCGTGGCGCCGAAGAAGCCGAGCGGGCCGGACATCGATCCGCTCGCGCTTGTCGGTGCGGAGTAGAGCGGCATCCGGCCCCCCTGGTCAGTACTCGGTTGTCCGTGCTGTTCCGGTGCCGGACGCGAGTACGCCCGTGACCTGCCCGTTATAAACAGGCTGGTCGAAGACGTACGTCGCGCCCGCGGCCACCGCGATGGTCGCGTTGGTCGCGCTCGCCGCGGTGCTGGCGAACGCCAGGTAGAGGATTGCCGCGCTGTCGTTCCAGACGATCCGGCCGCGCACGTTGCCCGTGTTCGCGGCGAAGATCGTCGCGGACGTCGTGCTCGTCGCCGTGTTCGTGAGGACGCCTGACGGCCGGACGATCGTCATCAGACGGCCGCGACCGCAGCGCCGTCGTCGAGCGGGATGTACGTCAACGACCAGGACATCGAGCCCGTGTTCGTCGCAGCCGTGTTCAGCCGGATGAATCCGGGACCGTTGAGCACGAGCTCGTTGGTCTGCGGGACGGCGTAGCCGAACACGGCCGCGGTGCCGACCGTGCCGGTGATGCCGAACAGCTTGCCGACACCCTGTCCGTTGCTCTCCACAGTGGCGCACATGTCGGTCGCGGCCGCGGCCGCCGTGAGGAACGCCTCGAGCTTGATCGCGTTCGCCTGCGCCTGAATCGCGGTCGTCACCTGCCCGACGATCGTCGTAACCAGGACGCGCCCGGAGACAGAGAACAGGTTGCCGCTCGTCGTAGCCGGCAGCGTCGCGGTCGCACGGTCCACGCGGATGCCGTAGAGGTTGTTGCGCAGAGCTTTGCCGGGAACCTGGGTTGCCATGTCAGCCGCCCTTACGCCGAAAGGATCGGCAGGTTGGCGGGCGTCCGCTGCACGGCAAGGTCGCCCTGAATCGCAATCACGTTCGTGCCCGAACCGGCAGTGAGCTTGATGTAGTTGTCGCCGTCGCGCAAAGACGCGTTGTCGACGTAGAACGCGATAGCGCCCGTGCCGGCGTTGACGACGGTGTTCGCCGCGGTTTGGTTGACGCGCGCCCATGCGGCGGTGCCATTGCTCGCTGAGCCGGTGTTGTACGTCCGGACGATGATCGAGCCGGGCGAGGTGTACGAAC